ATGAGCGGCAAGCGGTATTCGGATGGGTTCAAGGCCGAGGCGGCCAAGCAGGTGATCGATCAGGGGCGTTCGGTGCGAGAGGTCTCGAGCCGGCTGGGAGTCAGCATCGACTCGCTGTACGCGTGGGTCAGGGAGCAGCGTAAGATGCCGGCTATGCGGCAGGCTGATGCTTCGTTGGCGGCTGAGAACCGTCGTCTGCAGGCCGAGCCCAAGCGGGTGACTGAGGAGCGCGATATCCTAAAAAAGGGGCCGCCGCGTACTTTGCCAAGGGGTAAGGGCGAAGTACGCGTTCATGCAGATGCACCTTGACGAGTTCCGCGTAGCAAGCATGTGTCGAGTACTGGGTGTGCAGCGCAGCGGCTTTTATGCGTGGCACGGCCAGCCACAGAGCGATCGCCATCGCGAGGATCAACGTCTTCTGGGCATGATCAAGCAGGCGTGGCTGGAGAGCGGCACGATCTATGGCTACCGCAAGATCACCGACGACTTGCGTGACTTGGGCGAGGCATGTGGCAAGCACCGCGTGGCGCGGCTGATGAAGAAGGAAGGTTTGCAGGCGCAAGTGGGTTATGGGCGTCGTCCGCGGCCTCGTGGTGGTCGGGTATCGACGGTCGCGCCGAACCACCTGGATCGGCAGTTCGACGTGGCCGCAGCCAACACGCACTGGGTCACTGACATCACCTACATCCGCACGCACGAAGGCTGGCTGTATCTGGCGGTGGTGCTGGATCTGTACTCACGCCAGGTCGTGGGCTGGGCGATGCAAGCTCAGATGCACGCCGACTTGGTGTTACAGGCGCTACTGGCAGCGGTATGGCGTCGAAAACCGGCGTCCGGCCTGATGCTGCACTCGGACCAGGGCAGTCAGTTCACCGGCGCCGAGTGGCAGGCGTTCCTGAAGGCTCATGGGATCGTCTGCAGCATGAGCCGGCGCGGTAATTGCCACGACAACGCCGTGGTCGAGAGCTTCTTCCAGTTGCTCAAGCGGGAGCGGATCAGGCGAAAGATCTACTCGACCCGGGATGCGGCGCGTAGCGACGTGTTCGACTACATCGAGATGTTTTTCAACCCCAAACGCCGGCACGGCTCCAACGGAGGCGTCTCTCCGGTAGAGTTCGAACGGCAGGCGGGACTATCAGGCTCGTAGGTGTCTACGAAACCCGGGGCGATTCAAACAGCAGCCCCCAAGCAATCTGTACCCCTACAGTTGGCAGACGCGCATGCAAGGGGTGTGGACCTACCTCCAGAAGCAGTTCCAGACCACCGATCTGATCCACGCGCTGCAGCGCTGGGACATCCCCGAACATTTCCAAAAGAAAAGCGTCGCCTATCTGCAGGGCGTCGCCCAGCAATTGCCCGCCGAGTCGGTGGCCAAGAGTCGCTGCTACCAGGAACTGCAGACTTACACCTTCGGTTACCGCAACTGAGCGATCCACGGCACGGCGGTAGCGAGCGCCGTCGCAGCTGCGGCGCCCTACTTACCAAGCAGCATTTCAGCCGCTAATTGCTCCATCTCCTCTGACCGTTCCCACGGCTGGTCGATGGTGATGCCGAACCGAAGGTTGAAGTCGGTATCCACGCAGAGGCCAATCCACTTGTCGGCGCGTCGGGAGTATTTCTTGATGTTGCAGTGGCCCAGCAATTGCAGGAGTGCGTGCGGGTCAGCCTCGGCGCTGCAATGGAAAGTCAGCCCTTCCGTATCTGGAAAGCCAATCGACATGTCGTGTGTGTGGCCATCGGCACGCACCATGTCCGACAGGCGTCGCAACCCCTCGTTGATAGCCCGACAGGTATCGCCGCTCAACGTCAGGAAAGCAAAGCCCACGTCGATGGTGTCGGGATCTTGCATAAGCTCGATCCGCTCAATGATGCGACCAAGCGGAGTTCCTACAAGGGCCGTCAAGATGCCCGCGGGTGTGCGTGCGCCCGGCACGCCATCCCGTCTTACACTCATTGCCAGATCAAGATCGACCGAGATGTCCTCGCCAAGCGTGACATGCTGCATTTCGTCTTCAAGCCACAAGTTGTTCTTGAGATGGTAAGAGAGCGCAGTGAGCTCATGCGTTACGCTCAATCGCGCCGTATATCCGACCCGTTGCCTGACGTAGCTCAACAGGCGCAACGGCGTTTCCAGCATCTCCGTCAATGCATCCAGAAAAAATAGATCCATGACGAAAGGTGCGCGGATCGTGTGCGTGGTGTCGTAATTCAAGAACTGGCGGACTTGGAAACTCAATGCGGGGTAGTGATCGGAAACAACACAGAAGAGGAAGACCTCCTTGGGATCGACCTCGATTTCAAGCGCATTGTTGCCGGAATCGACGAGCTTGCAACGCCCATCAAGCAAGTGCGATGCGCAGGCATAGGCTTGACCGTAGGAGTTCTGAATCGCCTTGCGAAAGTCATCCTGGATGACGCCGTCATTCCCCTTGCGCGCCTCGATGGTCAGGCGTTTAGATTTTGCCTGCAGGACAATGAGGCGATCCCCAAACACGACCAAGACATCTACCTCGGCGGTCACCGCGCCTCCGGAAGCAACAAGCTTTACGTTCCGGTGGACATTCTCCTGCCCGAACACACGACAAAGCCGTTGCGCCGAAAACTCTTCGGTGAATGCGCCTCTGTTCTTCGTGGCTTGGTCGCGATAGGCCTTGTCTTGAAGCATCCAATAAAAGGGGGACTCATACAGGGCCTCCATCAGGGCATACTGCTGAAACAGCAGATACGCTCCGTTGCCGACAGGGATCAGCGGCGAGGAGTTCGCTTCATTGAAATCGCTTATGGATCGAAAGCCTGCATTGCTTCCTGAAAACGCGAACGACTGGAGGAATCGTTCGACCTGTCCTACTTCCACGCCACTTTCGGATGCGATCTCATCCGCAGTCAGGAAATGCCCCGGGAGAGTCGTCCAGGTATCCGGGCTTCTGCTCATCATTTCCTTGTAGGTGGACAGGATTTTTCTGACTTGTATGCGCTCGATGGCTCGCGCAATGTGTTGTGCCGCCTCGAGGCAAAACCCTTTGTTTGCGAGCAACCAGGCCTCGTCGGCCCGGTATCTCTCAACAGCGAAATCCCGGTACTGGAAGGCATAGGCCGACTCGCCGCCATAGAAGATTGGCTCCCTGAGGGCTTTCCCGCTGCCCAATCCGTGAGCCATCTCCTCGTCCGCCGGGTCGACAATGCTCCGCATCATCTCTGCAGCCAGGCAATGGTGCAGCTCGGCCAGCAGAGCCTCACTCTTGCTGACGTATTCTTGGAAGACTTCTGGGCGGGGGAGGGTTAGGTCCATTTCGCCCTGCAGAAACAACCCGATGAGTGTTGCGATTTCGGATCGGATGACATGCTCATTGGAGTACTGCTTGAGCATGACCTCCGCAGTCAGTTCTTCCTTGAAGCCAACGATGTTGTTCTGATAGCAGAGATACGCGATGGCGTGGGCATACCCCGGCCTTCGCGAAAGTGCCGCCAAATCCGAAAACACTTCCGTTTCGGACCGGCCCGAGGGTTGTGAAAATCTTCTTGATTGACTCATGGGAGGTCTCATCAACCGAGGTTTACGGGAACGCGCGAAGACGGACACGCGAGCCGCCTTGTCCTGGTCATACTATCGAACAAGGTCCCCAGCTCGAGCCTTACGTCGTTTTATAGCTGCGAGGGCTAGCGTGGGTTCGTCGTGGGTGGAAGTCCTACGTGCGCGTAATCCGCTTTTTCCCGAGCTGCAGGAAGCCGGCGCTTACTGACGTGCCAAGATAACGCCCGTGTCCCGGCGGTACTGACCGCGCTGATACGGGCCGCCAGTGACAAAGGCGGCACTACTGAGGTGATTGATTTGCGGCCGGCACCCACTGACACGCACGGGAGCTGCAGGCTGGTGGCGGCTCCGAATCGACCGGCCGGGATGTAAGAGATGTACCGATCCCGGGTGTCAGTAAAGTTGTGACATTCCCTGGAAGCGCAGTGAAGGTGTGACAAAGCCGAGCACGGGCAGAAATGTCACAGGTTTACCGAGCCCGGTTACAGGGCTGCGGCCACGCCCAGCACGATCAGGAATGGCTCTGCATTTCGCATAATGTATATTATGTTAAAGCTCGCAGTGGCCATTCGGTCATGGCTCGGCTCCTGCATCCGGTGGTGGCTTGCTGGTCTGGTCGACCGGCACCGCACCCCCAAGGACACGGAGCTTGCAGCATGACGCATGGAAACCACAGCTGGACCGGCTGGCGCTGGACCGAGAACGGCCGTTACCTCGTTTCGCCCGATGGCGACCACATGACCGCCGAGCGCCTGCGCGGTCTGGCGTGGCGTGATTCCATGGAGCTGCGCCGCGCCGGCTATGCGTCCAGACGCAAGGCCGAGGCCGGTACTCGTGCGCGCCAATATGGCGCAAAGGTCAAGGTGGTCATCGTGGAGCTCGACGACTGGCGGGACCGCCACTTCGGCCGTGCCGGCTAGGCGGTCGTCAGCGGATGATGGCGCGAGGTTCGCCGCGCCAAGGCCGGTGGACCAGAATCGACGGGGGCCAAGGCCGCCCAGGCGCGGGTGAGGCGTTTTCCGTGGGGCTCTGCCCCACCCCCGGCGCTAGAATGCGCCCAGGACGACGCACAGGGGGATTCATGGAACGAGAGCGGCCGGAGTATCTGCCACCCATCGAGCGGCGGCGCTGGACCTTTCCGTGGCTACTGGTGATCGGCCTTGCCATCCTGGTATTGGCCGGGTACGGCGTGAAGCAGCACGTGGCCACGCAGACCGCATGGGAAGCTCGATTCAACCGTCCGAAGGTGACGCCGGCGTCAGCTTCGCCCAATGTGATTCAGGCCGATGACCACGCGGAACAGATTCGACGGATCCGCCAACGGCGGGAAGCCGCCGAGGAATACCTGAAGGAGCGCGCCACCTGGCGCTGCATTGATGGGACGCCGTTTCGGAAGATTCCGGGCGGCTGGGAAAACGTGCCTGGGGAACGCTGCTAATTCCGTAACGCGTTACTTCCGCGCACGACAGCGTTTGATGAAGAGCTCAGCCTCAGCCGAGGCAATGCCGATGATCGGCGCGACTTCGTAACGGGTTACTTTTGCGGATAGCGGCGGGCAAGCTCGCCGACCAGGGCGCCGATGGGCTTCTTGGTCGAATCCTTCGCCCTGCCCCCGCTAGCCTCCATAGCGGCGAGCAAATCCATCTGCTGACGGATTGCCTCAAGCAGCTGCACGTCACTGTAGTCCACCAGCGGATTCAGACCGCCCGGCTTCATCCGCGCCGCCTGACTCGTAGCCGTCCTTGCCCTGGAACGAACACGCTCGCGGTAGCGGCGTTGCTTCTCGGCCGGCGTCATTGGACCGAAATCGGCATTGAGCACCGGCCGGCCACGCTTGGCCGGGATCATGTCCAGGGTGCCCGGGTCTTTTTCGTCACGCATGACTAAATTCCTTTTGCGCTGCCGATGATGGGATATTAACGTAACGCGTTACTAAAGTGTAGTTGTCGGCCCCGTGTAGCCGCCGATCGTCTGGGCCGGGTTCTGCGGAAAAACGTCACCACGCTCCCCCGATTTGTAGCCAACGATGGCCGAGGATGGAGACGACGGCGCTGAGGACTGCACGGCGGGAGCGGCGGGCATTGCTGCTGGCGGAACCGAGGGCATCTTGTACGGGTTGTAGGGCTGGCCATGGCGCGCGACGGTGCGGCACTCAGGCTGGGTGATTTCGTAACGTGTGCCCTGCTCTGTCAGGCACGTACAGCTCGGCTCCTGCTTATTGCCCTGGGCATCGACCCCACCCATCGAGGACATGCAGTAAAGCGCCGGCTGCGAGACGGGCGGGCGATCATCGAAGATCGGAGCGGTCTCGGGCATGGTGGCGAAACGCGGCAGGTGCGCCTTGGCGTAGTCCAGCGGCGTGGCAAATGTCCGGGCAGAGGGACCGGCGCCAGGTGCGCCCGAACCGACAGCACCAGGTGATGTGGCTGACGTGGCAACCTCCCCGGCTTCCTGGATACGCGCCTGCATCCGATGCTTCAGGTAGAAGGCCATGGCCACGACAAACACGACGCCGGCGATGACCCAACGCATCCACATCGGCATGCTGCGCTTGGTGGTGACCAGCGTGGTGGACGTGAAGTACTCGAAAACGTACTTCGGCCTGATCCAGTCCACCACGTCGGCACAGGGGCCATTCACTGCGCCCTGGTAGGCATCCCAGCGCTTGAGCTTGGTTTTCCGCTTCCACACCGAGTTTTGGCGGACGTGAACGTGGCTCTCATAGAGCCCGCGCAGGAACGGATCGAGTTGAAGGCCCTGCTGAGCGACCAGGATGAAGTCGAAGCCGCGATGCCGGTGGCGTGCCATGGCATCGACGTGAGGCGGCACCTTGGAGCCGGCGTTGCGGTTGGGAAAGACGTTGTAACACTCGTCCAGGAGCACCACGGAACCATCGGGCAACTGCTCCCACTGGGTGGGGTCCGCGAGCTGATGCCACCCCGCCTTCTCGTAATCGAAGTCCTTGATGCCGGAGGAGTAGATGGTCCGCCCCTCCTTTTGGAACTTGAAGGCGAGATCTACGGCATAGGCCGTTTTGCCGTGACCGGGCTGGCCAGTAACCAGGTACAGGGCCATGTCAGGACGCCTTCAACTTGGCCATGAAGACCTTCTGTCCAACCGCTGCGGCATACGCCGAAAGGATCAGCGTGATCGCCACGCCGATACCACTGGCCTCGAAATAGGCCATGCCAACCGGGCCCATGGAAGGCAGCAGAGCACTGATGAAGGACTTCATTGCTGGCAGTGCCACCTTATGGGTGAACATGCCGATACCGAACGCCAGGAGGATGCGGCCAACGATGCCAGGCAGGTACTGACGAGCGGCTTGGAACAGGAGCGCCACCAAGGCGCCAAGAATCTGGGGCATGTCATGCGACTCCGCGAGCAATGATGAAACAGGCGACAGCCGCGGCACAGACGATGAGAGAGGCGCGGAGCCGGGAAATGAGAAGACACCATTCAGGGTTAGGAGCACCGAACTCCGCGGAGTAGGCCTGCCCCACTACACCGGAACCGCCGCCACCGGGAAAACCCATACACATGCCACCACCAAAACCGGACTGATCCAGATCGGAGGTGGAGAACTCCTTCTCGCCAACAGTTGGAGTGTCGCCTGGACCTTCGCCGGCACCGGGGTCCTGGCTCATGCCGGTGACCTTGGTCCACTCAGGCTGACTTCCGTCCCCTTCCCCATCACCCTTGCCGGCGAGCTTCTCCAGAGCGCATGCAGACCGCCACTGCATGAGTAGAGAGCTGTACTCCATGGCGTCGCACTTCTCGCCGGTGCAGACCGGTGGCGAAGAGCAAGCGCCACCTGAGATGTTTCGGTTCCTGCGGGTGTTGCAATCAATGCGCCACTGGATGCGTGCCTGGCCACACAAGATGGGCGAGCCGCTACAGGCAGGCGGGGCGTTGCAGCTGTCTCCGCCGGCAAACGTTTCATCGGTCGTGCCCTCATCCTCGCCATCATCGGGCTTGCCGTCACCGTCAGAATCGCGCTTGCAGGTGCCATCCTTGCCCTTGACCTCACCCGCGGCACATTGCCCCTCGCCAGGCAGACACTCGCCAGAGGGGGCCTTTACGTTGCCAGGAGGACACTCGTTCTCCTTGATCTTGCAGGTTCCATCGGACATGAGAACCATGCCATTCGGGCAGGCTTCCTTGCAGCTGCCACCGGAATCCTTCACCTGCCCATCGGGGCATTCGACCTCGAGAGGCGAACAGACGCCGAGGATGGCGTTCCAGTAGTACGGGGCGCCCATCTGCTCGCAGTTGGCTTTCGGGTCCGCTGGGCAAAGGCTGCCGGTGGGTGTCCAGGTACCCGTCTGGCCATCGCCGCTGCCAGTCCATATGCCGTCGCAGCCGCTGCGACAGCCGATACTGCCGTTGGTCACGGTGCCGACATAGGACGCCCAAGGCAGCGCGCCGGTATAGTCGGATTCGTTGGCACAGGTCTTGTCGATGGGGTAGTAGTAATACTGCTTTGTCTCGTTGCGGCACATGAAATCGGGCCTGCCAGAACTGCTTCTGGCGACGCACTCGTACACTCCCCAATATCGGTTTGAGAGATCGTTACAGGACGGAATGTCATAGCGCCCTGGATAGACCGAGTTTGCCTTGGCCTGAGCGGCCTTGAAGTCAGATAGGCATGCGGAATAGGCCTCGCCCTGGGACTGAAAAAGCACGTCCCAACGATCCGTCTGCGCCGATGCGGAGCCGCTGAAGAGCGCGCAGAGCAGCAACGCAACCAGCAGGAGAAGGAAGCGCGCGATCACGAGTCCAGCGCCAGCCAGAGCGCGCCAAGGAGCGCGACCATCACGAAATAGCCTGCATATGCCATATGCACCCCCATAAGTGGATCGGGCGCACCGACCGCACCCGCCGCAAGCGACGGTCACGGGCGGCACGCCCGATTAGTTAACGCGCCAGGCGACGGCCGAGGTTGATCATCGCGATGACCGCGCAAGCGCCCAGGATGACGGCGCCGCCAGTCCACAGGTCGGACTTGTCGATGCTCTCGGTGAGGGCGGCGGTAACTTCGCCGGCAGCGAAGGCGGAGCCGCCCATGACGGCGGTGGCGGCACCGGTGATCGCAGCGGCGACCTTGGCGGGGGCGAAACGGGAAGCAGACTTCTTCACGGACTTCTCCATGGTGTGACCTCTTTAGGTTTGTTCGGCAATGCGCCGTCCCTGCCTGATGAAAAAGCCAATGGCCCAGCAGCCGGCGATCAAGCCACTGACTGCAAGACCCTCGGCCGCGTCCAGCGGCGGGGGGAAACTGGACGCTGGGCCATAGAAGGGAGCCGCGCAGACACCCGTGGTGGCGTCGTAGTCAGACGCCTTGCAGTAGGCAACCAGCACGGTCTCTTCCATGGCCGTATCCGCTTAGCTGGCCTTGGCCACGGGAGCCGGCGCAGACGCCGGGCGCGATGCGGGCGTGAGAACCAGGCGGCCCAGCTTGAGATCGCCGAACTGGTTGACGTTGAGCGCGTCCTCAAGGTCGCAGTTGTAGTCGCCCACCGGATAGGCATCAGCACTGCCCAGGTCGAGCTTGATGCGCTGACGGAACTTGGGGCACTCGGCCACCGCCTCCTGCGTGCGAATCACGCCCGAACGGTTGTCCTTGCGCCACTGCTTTTCCTGGACAGCGGTGGAGGTGACGGTGACTTTCATGGGTATCTCCTTGGATGGGATTGGTAACGAGTGACGAAATCAGGCGGCCGCGTCGACGTATTCGGACAGTTGCGTTCGGACGAAGCCATGGAGGTCGCCTACGAATGACTTGTATCGACCGGGGCGACCTTGCCGGGCGATGTACTGCTTGATCAGGGCGACGCCGTTCTCCTCGCCCAGGGATTCCAGAACCAGCTGCAGAGCCGTCCCGGCTTGGTTGTAGAGGAAGCGCAACATGGCCTTTGCCGATGCGTTGACCATCTGGCGTTTGAGATCGATGCGTTCGCACTCGCCGATAACGAACTCGGCCAACATGGGATAGGCAGCACCGAAGTACTTGCCGGGATTGCTCAGCGCATCCAGGGGAAGATCGAGCCGCTTGGCGTATAGCCGAAGCTCGCAGCGGGTGTGGCCACTTTCGGGGTCCCCCAGCTGCTTGCCCTTTTCGTAGACGTTGAGCTGCTTGTGGCCCTTCTGGCCGATGTACAGCGAACAGCCCTTGTCGCTGCCCATGTCATCGACCCAGCGGCCTTCGGGCGGGCGACCGTTCATGGTGAATTCCCCGTTGAGATAGAGATCGTGGAAGCGATGGATATCGAAGGTTTCGCCAGTGAGGTCATCGATGGCGATGTCCAGGCGAGTGAGGTGGGCATCAAGGTCTTGGGCAACACGCTCGACATAGCGCCAGTTGGGGACGTGCTGGCACCCCTGCCCTGTCAAGCTGATGCAGTACTCGCCATTGGCGGTAAGGCCGATCTTTCCGCAGACGCTGGACGTCTCATCGATCAGCGTGGCGCTGTACTCGTAGCGGAAATTCCACAGCTTCTCGGTGACCGGTCCACAGACGATGGAACCTGACGTGCCGAACACGTAGGCCAGGACATCCGCGGCGTGCATCTTGCGGAACAGCCGGATGGCTTTTTCCGAGTCGAGCACCAGGGTGCAGAAATCGATGATGGGAGCGGTGAGACTGCTGCCCTTCGGAGACTTTTGGCCCGTGTTACTGCTCGGGCCAGCCGGCTCCGCCGGCCCTGCGGCGCCCTGCTGGTTGCAGGGCTCGGCCGGTGAAAAGGGGTGTTCTATGGCACCAGCACGCGCCCAGAAGGCGCGCTCGCGGCGGCTGATGGAGGGGGCTGCATCAAGCAT